TTTCGCAGCAGTAAGTTATTAGGTAACAGTAGAAGTATGCACAGTAATGATACCGTAGGCTTGTTGCCTATTGACTTCTAATGTTACGTTTATAGAAAGGTTAATTATGAGCAATGAGACTAAAGTGCAGTATGGATTGAATCCTCGCAGGGAGCGGCATCGGGTATTGTATACTAACACTTCTGGGTCTACCAAGACCATCTATGAAGGCGAGCCTATGTGTTTTAATTACGACACTACGGCTAACCTTACTGGCTATAGTAAAAGTGAGGGTGGTGAGGTCGATTGCCAGACTGATCCCAACACGACTGCTGAAGGATATCAGAATGAGGGTAAATACCTTCGGGTTGAAAATCCGAACGATCTCAATCTTCAGTGGTTTGCAGGAGTTGTTGCTCCTGGTTCATGGGTTGGTCAGACTGTGGCTAATGGAGCTAGTCTGTTTCTTGAACTTTATGCTCCTAATGGGGCAATCGTTCCTGTTCGCAGTTCAGTGTACAGCACAGTAGGACAAACGCTGCTTGCAATCACTGATTCCTCGCAGACTTTCTCTAGTCCGCTGTATGCTAGTTCCACTAGTAGCTGCGTTGTCGTTGCTATCGCCGAGGAAACTGTTGATCGTAGTTCTACTAATGGCCTGTGTCTAGCTAAGTTGCATTCCCCCGAAGCAATGGCTAACCTTGGTGTCGGTGTCAGTTCTACTACCCAGTTGCTGGTTGGTACTGGTACATCGAGTGGCTCTCTGATTCCGTTCAAGATGATGGTCAAGTCTGCCCAGACCGGCGGCGATATGAGCGTTCTTCGTGTGCGTGGCGAAGCCGGTGGCGCTGGCATGAATATGGGTCTTGGTGCGATCAGAGCAGAAGGCGTTGTGAACGCTAACGTGGCTCATACTGGTAGTTATGATGCAGATGTGTGTGCTATTGCTGCTCACACTATTGTTAAGACTGGCTGTACCCCTGCTGCTGGAACTAACTTGACCGGTGGTTATTTCAAATTTGAGAATCAGGATGCAACTCCCGGTGATGTGGCCAACTCCAATGTGTCGGCTGCTACGTTTGTTCTTCAGAACAATGATGCTCCTACTTTGAGTACTCAGATGCGGTTTGTCAATCAGGGTTCTGATACTCCCGATGCATGGTTTACCGCTGATAGTGCTGCGGCTATTGCTATGCAGACTGCGGACACTACGTTTACGCCTCATTGGGGTGGTTCCATTACTATTAAAGTTGCTGGCACCACGTATCATATTCCGGTCTTGGCTGACCTTAACTAATGTTTAGTGGAGACAGAGATGGTTATTAAGGTTGATGCACAGGGTCGTGAAATGATTAAGCAGCTTTGTGATATCGCTCTTCGTCATGGCGGTATTGCCAATCTGCAAGGCGTGATGATGATTGTTAATAGTATGGAAACTATTGTTGAAGATGAAGTCAAGACAGATGCAAAGGAATAATCTGTCTCCTTGTTGGTGGGGGAGCCTTCTCCCCCACTGACTTTATAGGGTATATGAATGAGTAGACTTGATCTAACTTTTGCAGATATTTACAATCAAGTCAGTGACTTTCTTGGCCTTGGCACTTCTCCATCTGGAACAAATTTGACCAAGGTTAAGAATATTATCTATCGAGCTTATCGACAATTTTTGTTTCCACTGCATCCTATCACTAAGCGGAAGCATACTTGGTCCTTTTTGAAGAAGTCATTTCATCTTGTCACTAAAGCTGGAATCTGGAAGTATCAGCTTCCTAATGATTTTGATGAAATGATTGGTTTTCCACAATATGGAGATGCCGAGCCATATAGTGAATTAATTAAAGTCAATCCAGACATGATTTTGTCCAAGCGTGCCGTTGCTTCAGTGTCTTCTTTTCCTACAGAGTATGCTCTTTATCCTGTGTCACAAGATGCAGAAATTGGTACTACTTGGGAAATTTGGTTGTGGCCGGAACCTAATGGCAGTAATAATCTGATTTTTACATATCTTGTCAATCCTCCCAAACCGGAAAATACTGCTGATCTAATTCTTGGTGGCACAAGGGCCGGTGAGGTGTTATTGGAAATGGCTTATGCTGTGGCCGAAGCACAGGAGGAAAACAAGATTGGTATTCATGCTCAGATTGCTTCTGAGATGTTGACTGCCATGATTCTAGCCGATGTTACTGGCACGGCGGATTTTCTTGGAAAAGTCACTAATGGTGAGCAGTCAGAAATTGTCCTACGTGGCTTCGCTAGATACGGCACTGGCACTGATTGGTTATATGCTGCTGATAGATAAAATGAAAGGTTATTAAATGAGTTCTGCTAGATATTTGAATGTCAACCTTGAGCGTTCTCCTGTTGGTCTTGGTCTGCGGAAGGTTGCACAGTGGGTTGACTATTCTGACTTTACAGATGGCGGAAGCACTGCTGGTACTATTACGCTTGATAAACAGATTCCTGCTGGCAGTTTTGTGATTGGAAGTAAGGTACATGTTGTCACTGGGTTCACTGGTGATACTTCCTGTGTCTTGGATATTGGTGATGGCAGTGATGCCGACGCTTTTTCGCTCACTACTCACAATATCTATACGGCTGCTGACAACCTGATGGAAGTCTGTGACGTTACTGGTTCGGGTGATGCCGGCCTGGTGCCTATTTCCACAGATACGTCAGTTGTGCTCACTGCAACTAGTGCCAGTGATTGGACTAGTGTTAGTGCTGGTAGACTCTTCGTTGAGGTTTTCTATCTGAGCACGAATGTTGAATTGGATGAATCCTATCCTAATCGTCTGGCTAAGTCTATTTAAGGAGATTACTGTGTTGAATCTGTTGATTTCTATGGCTGTTGGTGTGGTCCTTTGGGAAGTTATTGTTAAGAAAATTGTGGCTAAGATTTGGGAGAAATGGGGGATTTAAATGGCTGACACAAAATATGCCAACACAAGAACCAATCTTGTGAATACCGGTGGTGGTTCCGTGCGAATGACCATTTCATCTAATGTGGCACAGGGCAACAACGGGACTTCTCTTCCCTGCAAGAGTGTTTATCTAGTTGCTTCTGCTGCTACTGTTAGAGTGACAATTGGTACGGCATGTACAGCCACCACTGGTATCCCCCTTCCCTGGATTGAAGCTACTGGGGCTAATGCTGGTGGTATGTGGGGAGCACTAAAGATTGATATTGATGATGTTTCTAAACTGTATTTTTATGGTTCTGCTGGTAATGAAACTATAGATTGTCTGTATGTGAGTTAACATGGCAAAGAAAGAAAAATTGCCTGAGTATGGCACTGATGACTTAAAGCTATTGCTTGCACTAAGAAAAGGTGCTCAAGCCAGAAAAGAAGTGATGGACATTTATAGTGGACTCTCGGCTTCTGAGAAGAAAAAGGTCGTAGAGGAAACTAAGGGAATGTCTATGGAACAAAGAGCAGAATATCTTAGAAAGAGAAAAAAGTAATGTCTCTCAAGCGTGATCGTAAAAATCAAGAAGAATATCAGAAGTATCTTGAAAAAGTCGGAATCAACAAGAATACAATGACTTATTATCAGTATACTCATAGGGGAGATAAGGATAGTAAATCTGCTGACAATAAGCCGTCCAAACAGGAAGCTCCTTTGAAGAGAATTAAACGGCATCGACAAGAGGAAAAGGAAGCAATTGAGGAGGCTCTGTCCAAAGAGGAATTGAAGAGATTGGGTTATAGGGGTTAAAATGAATTCACCAACTTTTCCACTTCCTATAAAGGGTATTAATAAAGGTAATGCTGTTTGTACTACTCCTTCTGAGTATAGTTCTGACATGAATAATGTCCGTCCTACAGATGTACAGGGAGGCAGGCAGCGTTTGGGGAAACGTCCCGGTCTTGTTAAATGGGGTGAAGGGACGCAAATAGGCTCTATTGAAGAACCAGTTGTAGCTATTGCTGCAATTAACAGGGTAAGTTAAACATGGCTACAGTCAATTCTATTAGTTTGTACTTGGCCAGGACCCATTCCTCCGATTCTTGTTATGTTGGGGTTGGGTTGTATGCACCTGGGTATATCTTTATTGGCAATACTGCTTTGGTAGACTATGATAATATACCACATACTGTCACTGGCCCTTCGTGGATTACGTTTACATTTGACATTCCTGTTACTGTTTCGGTTACTGGCTGGTATGTGATTCGGCTTTTCATCTCACCACACACTAACTATGATATGATGGGTTTGAGGTGGTATGGTGCATCGGATTGGATAGAGAAACCTGCTGAAGCTCCCTTTACAGGTAGTGAGCACGCCGTTATCGCTGGTACTTCGCCGACACGGGCTTACGACATGAGTGTAGAGGGATTTACGGCTAACTATGCCAGAGAAACCACAGCCGATTGGTATTCACAGAGTGATAATGGGATTGAAATTCAGACTTATCTTGAGATTGAACCCGAAGGTCTGACCAAACCTAAGAACCCCACTCCTGCTGATTCAATTTCTGCTGGCGCTGATTTCTCTGATTTTTCTCTTGGCTGGGAAAATGGAGGAGGTGCTGTACAGTACAAATTGTATATTGGTGATTCTCCACTTACTCTTCAATTATTTGCTACTCTAGACGAAGAAGGATATTATGTGTCGCCAGGCTCCCTCGCTAGAGCTTATATTCTTGCTATTCAAGGTGTAGTGTATTGGAGAGTAGATGCTCTAGATGATGAGGAGAATGTGGTAACTGGCGATATTTGGAGGTTTGATCCGAGACCAGCTAAAGCTCATACTCCTACTCCATCTTCTGGGGCAACAAACCAGAAACTAACTCAAACGCTTGGATGGGAAGCTGGAGCCGGTGCTGCAACTACTAAATATAATCTGTATGGCTCTAATGGATTATCCGTTCCTAATATAGAAAGTACAAGTTATTCTCTTCCAACCAGGTATTTGAAGTATAATACTACATTTTCATGGCGAGTAGATGCTAAAAATCAGTTTGGCACTACTACTGGTGATACATGGTCTTTTACTACTATTCCTATTTTTCCACCAATGTCTACTAATACCTATAATGGACAGTATTATAGATTACTGATAAAAGAAGATGGAATAGTTGGCACTTCTCCTGCTGATGGTGGTGTTGAAGATGTTGATTTTATTTATGTAGATGGGCCAAATTTGATTACTGTACATAAATATCTTGTCGCTGCTGCCAAAAATAGAATTTATTATGAAATATAGGATTAAATATGTCTTTAAGCAACTATGGTGAAAATTATTATCTAGATTCTATGTTCGAAGTTTCTGGTTTGTATGTTGGATTATCCAGGGCTGATCCTACGGAGGATGGTTCAGGCCTTGATGAACCTTCTGGAAATGGATATGCCAGAGTAAGTATTTCTGGAAGTACGTGGAATGCTGCAAGTGATGGAAGTAAAACCAATGGCACGGCTATTACATTTCCAACAGCCACAGGTAGTTGGGGTACTATAACACACATGGGAATTTTTGATGCTGCAACTTCTGGAAATCTGTTGTGGAGCACTGAGTTGACTTCCTCAAAAGGGATAACGACTGGGCAAACATTACAATTTCCAGCTTCCTCTGTTACTATTACTCTTAACTAAGGTGATTTATGGCTTTGAATGCGTCTACAGTTTGGGAAGTTAGAAGTACTGGCTCTCAAACTAATGGTGGTGGTTTCTATAATAGAAATCCAGGCACTTCAATTGACTATTCTCAGCAGGATTCTCCCCAACTCTCTCTGTCTGATATTGCTACAGATACTGATGGAACTGGATTAAGCAGTGCTACTGGTGGCTTTACTGCTGCAATGGTTGGTAACATTATTTATATTACTGGTGGTGGCACTACTACAGGATGGTATGAAATTGTTTCCTATACAGATGGAAATAATGTTACCATTGACCGCTCTGCCGGTGCCAGCAAAACAGCTGTTACTGGAAATGTAGGTGGTGCGTTCAAAATTGGTGGCAGTTTGGATGGAGACTTTTTTTCCGGCAGTAATAAAGTGGCAGGCAATACTGTTTATATAAAAGCTGGCTCCTATACTTTAGGTGAAACTATTACTAATGTGACTGGAACTGTAGCTCTGCCAATTATTATTTGTGGCTATAATACTAGTCGAAATGATGAACCAATAGGAGATAACAGACCATTAATAGACTGTTGTTCATATATCTTCTATACAAATAATTATCATATTCTCAAAAACATAAGATTCACTGGAACTTCTACTTCAGTGGTTACGGCTGGTGGTTCTAGTATTGTCTATAACTGTAAGGCTGTAAATACCAGTGGAACTGCTCTTAGATATGGTTTTTATGGCTCAAACAACAGCATCATGCTTTTAAAATGTGAAGCTGTCAGTACTAATGGTTATGCCATTTCTTTTTCTTCTTATGATACTGTTATACAATATTGTTATATTCATGACAGTTCCAGTGGGATTCTTGCAGCTACAGTTTTGAATTGTGTTGTTGCTAATTGTTCAGGGCAGGGAATAGCTGCGGGCAGTCAATCTAAATTTATTATTGGCAATACTATTTATGGGTGTGGCACTGGCATCAACTTTAATACGTATGCTCCAATAACAATAAATAATATTATCTCTGGCTGTACTACTGGCATGTCAGCTGGTTCTGAAGGATTGTATAGAAATGGTGTTATAAAAAATAACTGTCTGTATAATACAACCGATTTATCTAATGTTACGCTTGATGCAACAAATATGTTAGCCACCAATCCACTGCTTAATAATCCTTCGTCTGGTGATTTTACTTTACAGTCTGGTAGTCCTTGCTTTGATGCTGGTATGCAGCCTGATTCTATGATTGGTTTGTAGTATGGCAGAATATAAATGGAATATTGGTGCCTATCAAAATGATTCCTCTGGTTTAGACTATAGCTGGAATATAGGAGTCGATCAGTCCGGTGGCACTGTTGTAGTCGAAGGTGCTGCATCCTTTAGTGGAGCTGGAAGTATTGTAGCTTCTGCTGATGTTTTGGACTATATTACATCAGGAGCTAATTTTTCTGGAACTAGTGATATTCAAGCAATGGCAACTGCTAACCTTAGACCATTGAACTATCGATCTACATTAGTGGTGGCTGGGTATAATGCAATATGGTATGAGGAATAAACATGGCTGGTACATTTGTCGAACTTTCGGATTCAGTAGGTGATGTTGATACCTCTGACCAACTTGATATGTTTGAAGCCTTTGGCAAAATTATGGTTGTCAATGGAGCTAATCTGAAAGTAGCAGATTTTATCAATACGAAATTGACACACACTACCTTGACGACGGCTCATGCTCACGGTGATGTTATCACACAAGCCACTACTGGTGCTCAAATGATTGTTGATTTTACAGATTCAACAAAAACTCATACCTATGGATTTGTGTCCAATGGAACTTTTGATACTGCACATACTGTGAGTGGCTCAGGAAGTGGTACATCTTTTACTCCATCTGCTGTGGCTTCTAATCCACACTGGTATGATTGGACTGTCTACCCCGGTGGTACTTCGGGAGCAATGCCAGAAAAGGCTTATCTTGGGTGTCTGTACAGGGGACGTTGTGTCTTGAGTGGCAATCCTAATTATCCATATCAGTGGTATATGAGTAGGCAAGCCAATCCTTGGGATTGGGCCTATACTGCCAATGATGCCCAAAGTCCTGTTGCTGGACAAGATGCAGATGCTGGTGAAATGGGTGACATCATTACTGCCTTGATTCCTTATAGTGATGAATATCTTATTTTTGGTTGTATTAATAGTATTTGGGTGTTGAAGGGTGATCCTGCCGAAGGTGGTACTCTACAGGAAGTTGACTTAACTAAGGGCATATTTGGTGCTAGAAGTTGGTGTTTTGATGGAGATAGAAACCTCTATTTTGCATCTAGTTCTGGTATCCATGTATTGCCAGTTGGGTTTAATCCTATTAAGAACATTACAAAGAGTGTGCTTCCTAATATTTTTACAGACTTGTCTGTTAATTCTGACACACATAGAGTTTTGCTAGGATATGATCCAATAAGAGATGGAGTTCTTATTACAATTACCACACTGGCTACAGGAGCTAATATTTGCTACTATTATGATATTGCGAAAAAAGGATTTTTCCCTGAGTCTTATCCGGATTCTTGTGGTGTTTACTCTATGTTTTATTATAATGCAGTTGATCCTACCTATTCTGGATTGCTGCTGGGCTCTACAGACGGTTTTATCAGGACACATGATGACTCCTCTAAAAATGATGAATCTACAAATTCAAGTGTAGCCATCGATGCAAATGTACTATTGCCTATTATTGAAACACCGGATAATACCAATAAAGTTAAGCTAGTGTCTACTACTGTAGTGCTGAGTGGTGGTGCCTCTAGTGGAACCTATTCTGATTCTAATAGTGCTACTATTGAAGTCTATACTGGCAACAGTGCAGAAGAAGTTCTTGAATCTTTTAATGATGGAGATACTCCACTGCAATCTGATGTAGTTACTGGTCCTGGTAAAGCTAATAGAATCAGGAATCGAGCTACTGGTAATGCTATAGCAATTAACATTAAAAATAATACGGCTGGTGAATCTTTCTCCATTGAAAATATTGCTGGCCATCTTGAGGAAGTAGAAAGGTATTAAATGGCTACAATTTCATACAATTCTAACCTTAAAAAACCAACTATCTCTCAATTTGTCGAGCCACTAGGTGGTATGGGAGGTGGCACCTGGACTAACTATGGTGCATACTATGATGCTCTCAATAAGTATGAAGAGGACCAAAAGAAATACTATTTGAATCAGATATCTAAACTTGAAGCTGAGCAAGAAAAGAAAACCAAGGCTAGAGAGAATGAAGTGCGTAGCATTCTGGACGAAATTATCAGAATGTACGGTCCAGAAGGCAGCTATGGACAGAGCCAACTCACTATGATTGAACAGCAGAAGAGTAAGGATATTGCTGCTGCCCAACAGAGTTTGGTTTCCTCTGGTCTGTATGGCACTACTCTTACTGCTGGTTTGCCCAGTAAATGGGAACAAGAGGTTGGTATGCCTGCCAGACAGAAATTGGAAGACTTGAAGGCTGAGAAACTTGCTTCTGCAAAAGCCGCCAAAGCTCAGTTTATTACTGATATTCAAGAAACTCCTATTGATTATAGTCTGCTAACGCAGTTGTTGACGGCTGGCTATGGAGCGTAAAAAAATGTCACAAGGAATTCCATATATTCCTGAAATTAAATCTGGGGATTGGGCTTCTGTCCAGGAAGCAAATAAAGTCACTGCGAAAGCTCTTCGCAAGTTGTCTGCATTTCTACTTGGTCCAAATGCCAATCCTACATTCAGTAGCTTGAATGTTACTGATATTATTTCCAGTAATTTGACAATTGATACCTTGAGTGGAGTTCTAAAAGCTTCTTCAGGGGTTGTGTCTGGCTCAGCTACGCTTGATGATGTTTCAGATGGAACTAGTTATAAGCGTGTTGCCGCGAATCAGCTTTCTAGTGGAGTCTATATCAATGCCACAACCACTACAAAAGGTATTGCGTCCTTCAATTCCTCTAACTTTTCTGTAACAGATGGAGTTGTATCTCTTGCTTCTGGTGGAGGTGGACTTAGTCATAATGATCTTAGTGGTTTGCAGGGTGGAGCCAGTGGAGAATATTATCATCTGACTTCCGCTCAAGTCTCTAATTTGCATGTGCCCATAACGCTTGGTACAGCCAATGGACTTACTCTCTCTGAACAAGAACTTAGTTTGCCTACTTCGGCTGAGCCTCAATTACAAGGTTTGACGGTCCTCAAAGAAAGCTCTTCTGCTATCGTATTGCTGCAAACCTATTGTGATAGTTCTAATGGTTGCTCATTCAATGGCTATCATTACCGTGGTACTGTTGCTTCTCCTACTACTGTGCAGAACGATGATCGATTGTACCAAATTGCTGGAGGTGGTTATAGTGCTGCTGCTGGCAATGTAATCTTGGCTGGTGCTGTTAGGGTTTATGCAGATGGTGAATGGGACACTAGTGGTGATGCTTCTGATGCACCTGGTAGACTTTCGTTCTGGACTACGCCAGATGGTTCTGACACCTTGACAGAGCGGATGCGAATTGACAATAGTGGGTTAGTACTAATCGGTAAAACGACTGGATCAGAAAAACTTGAAGTAGCTGGAAAGATTCGGGCTGACACTGCTTTTAATCTTAATGGGTCTGATGTAATCACTACTACTTCTGGTTTAACTCATGGTATATTCAGTGGTGGCATGACCGTAGGGAGCAATAAGTCCGTTATTGCTGGTGGTATTCAATTTGCACGAGCCAGCACTGCTGAGCCGTTCATTTTGCTTCAGAATGATGGTGGTAACAACAATCTTGCTCAATGGAGAGGTGTTGATGGTGGTGGTTGTAGATGGACAGATGGTGCCTCCTCTGTTGAATGGATGAAATTGAGTAGTACAGGTGATTTGTCAGTTGATACAGATACTCTCTATATCGATGCGACTAATCATCGTGTTGGTATCAATACTTCTACTCCAGGCTATCAATTTGAAATTATAGCTGATTCTAATACATCGTTTGCCTGTCATCGGGATAGCAATAAGTTATATTATACTTTGTATACTTATTCTAATACAGC